ATTATTTCATTCTTGATTCCCATTTTTTAACTCACAATTTTCATTTTCTAAAAACTCTATATAATTTTTTAAATTAAAGATTTCTGCTTCTAAATCATCTTGATGCATATCCTCAGCTTCTAATTCTTTATCATAAGCCTTAAATGCATATGCAAATCCAAAAATAAAATGTAATAAACTACTTTTAAGTAACTCTCCGTCTTTTAAATCTGGATTGGTAATGATCTCGTGTACACATTTACTATACAAAGAGTATAAAAATTTTTCTTTCTTTACAGAATGAATAATGTTTAAAATTTTAGATTCATTCATATCTAAGATAGATTGAAGTTTTTCTACAGGAAAATCTTTCAGCAATAAATCTTTTGTTGCTTTGCTAATCTTCATAATTGGATTGTAATATATTATTAAGTTCCATTAAACAATCCAAATTCTTCAATGCTAAAATATCAAATTTTACTAGACTAACATCTTCGAAAGAATACATGTCTAAGGCACAAATATTCTTATTTTTCTTTTGATCTCTAGTTATTGGAGCGTTGGATGTTATTGGAAGATCTGAGATGATAACAGCAGATGGGTGAGAAGAGGTTGATTTAATTGCACCTTCTAATTGAATTGCTAATTTAAAATACTTTGCCCATTCACCAACAAGTTTATTATTGCCGCTTTCATCAGTTTCAACCCTACAGTAATCATGGAGTAATTCCGGTTCTTCTTTAAGCGTGTAGAGTAATAGTGAGTCAGTTCCTTCTCGTTTTGAGAATTCTTCCAACTTGTCAGAAATCTTATCTTTGGCCGGAATTAATTCCGAAACTTTATTCATTGTTGTGTGATCACATACTTGATATACGCGAAGGACATCCTTTAACGCACCCCGTCCTTGTAATTTACCAAAGGCAACTGCTTGAACAACATGCTCTTCTCCGTATTTTTCTGTAATATATCGAATTACATCATCGCGGCGAGATGTTGGAAAGTCTACATCATAATCCGGTAATTGCCCAGCTTTAGCGCGGTCAACAGAATAGAATCTCTCAAAGAGTAAATTGTATTTAATCGGATCGAGAGAGGTAATTCCGAGAAAGAATCCGGTAAGACAGCCGCCACCGGAACCACGAGCTGGCCCCACAAGCATTCCTTGATTAATGGCCCACTGTACATAATCTTGGACGATGAGGAAATATCCAGAAAGATTGGATGAACAGATAAGTTCGAGTTCTGTTTCCAAACGTTTCTTGTAAATTGGGTCATTATCATATTGTTCTTCGAGAACTTTGTAACATATTTCTTTAAGTTTAGCGTTATCGTCGTCGGAAAATTTCGGAATGGCTGGTTTGCTAGTGATGTCATAATCTTCTATCTTATCTACAATTTCTTGTGTTGCATCAAGTAATTTTTGTGGATAACATTTATTAGCAACCTCATTAGTAATTAAACCATATTTCCCGGAAGTAAAGTATGGTATATCATCCAAATATTTTACTTGTGTATTCTGCTTAATTGCCACAAATGTTTTGTGTGCTGGGGCATCAGATTCATCAATATAATGTGAGTCGCCGGTACCAACTGATTGAAATCCATGTTGTTCTGCAAGTCTAAAAAGAGTTAAACCCAATGCTTGTTGAAGCATATCATCCTGATCAAATAGTTGGCATTCAACATAAAAGTCTTTGCCGAATACATTTTTATATCTAGAACATATCTCTATGAATTCTTCTTCGTAAGTTGGGAGAAGGTATTGGTCCGCACATTCTAGTGTCTCGCACATAGAGACACCTTCATTATTATAAAATATAATATTTGCTAAAGCTGTACCCAAATGACCACATATGACTATTAAACCCTCACTGTGATTAAATAATGCTTCTTCGTCAATTCTGGGATAATAATAAAAATTATTAGCGGCATACTCGGTTAATTTACACAGATTCTGGAATCCTGTTTTATTTTTTGCAAGTACCACTAAATGATCTAATTTACGATTCTCATTATTCTTTTCTTTTGCTGATTTTGAATCTTGGCAGATATAAAACTCAATACCATAAATTGGTTTTATACCTTCTTTTTCGCAAGCTTTACATAAGTCTACACAGTTAGACATATTGCCGTGATCAGTGAGAGCAACGGCAGTTTGACCATCTGCTTTTACAAATTTTACAATATCTTCAATCTTTGAGAAACTATCCCATGAATATAATGAATGTACATGTAAATTTGTAAAGCTCATAATATACCTGTAATTTGAAATAATGCTATGATAGCGGCAGAAGGATACTCCACATCCTTTATATAATAATGTAACTTATTAGTGACGGCTGGCATTAAGAAAAAAGAATCTTTTTTACCAGCTTTTTCAAATTTTACACCATGTTTTGGATAATCATCTACTAATATGCCATCATTATCAACAACAATTGATTTACTATGGGTAATAATTAAATTTTTACTCATATCTGGAAAATGATCATTTAACCATAATTGTTTACCGGCTGAACAAATACCATTTGGTATAGGTGAAGTTAAGAAGAAAACATTTTCTTTACCATACTTTTCAATACTTAACTTAACACACTGTTCTGCCCACGGTAGAAATGGAATAGTTCTCCAAAATTCTTGATCCAGCACTAACCAAAACTCATCATGAGTCATATTTACTAACTCATTTATTTCTCTATGTCCTAGATTTTCAGGATTTAAATAAGGATTCTTAATTCCATGAAATTTACACGCCGCATCAGATGTATCTAGTAATGTTTCATCAAGATCCCAAAAAATTCTTTTCTTTTCAATCTTTTTTATCATCATTTTTCCTTCCGCCACCTTCACCATAAGTATTGATTTTGGTTAAGTCAGCATATTGTTCAACCGTCTTTTTCATTCCATCTTCACTAATCTTTTTATGAAGAAAATCACACAATGATGCTCCATTAGTGAAACTTGTAGGTTTACTAAACGAACAACAATACTTGCATTTCCAACTCTTTTGTGATGGATCAAATCTTTTAGGCGGCTTGCGTACATTTTGCATAAGATTAAAGTGTTTTCTAATATTATGTTCAGCTTCTTTCAACATCTCTTTGGTGCCCATAACTGAAAAAATACCGCCAGCATTTATAAAAAACAAACTCATTATAAATTGTTTCTCAGGATAAAGTTGATTTAATGCATACAAATAGAATAGAAGTTGATGATCCTTTTTAAGATATTCAACTGTTTTTTCTTCATCTGTAGCGAAATCATTTCTTCGACCTGTTTTAAAATCCAAGACTTCATATACATCGTCACCGTGATCTATGATCGTATCAATCGTTCCACGAATTGCTAGGTGCCCAGTATGTTTTTCTCCGTCAATAGTTACAGAATATCTAGCCCACGGTTCTTTAATTTCAAAATCAAAGAATTTTTCAGTCTCTATAATATTCAGAGTTGCCGGATCATGTTCTGGATAATCTATCAAAGACTTAGTTAACCATTGATCAATTTCTTTCTCACTAATTTTTTTGTCAAAATCAATATGAGTTTCTACACCTTTATAGTATTCAATAACTTTTGGCAGTGTCTTTTTATAATCTTTAGCCCAATCAACTTTGACGATACCAAAATTATCATCTTCAATTTCAGATTCATTAATTCTTTCGGCCATACCAGCCAAGGCTCTTAACTCAGCACACTTATGGAAGATAGTACCTTTGGTAGCTGCTGCTCCAGCCTTATTTGAGAACCCAAAAACATATTGTAAATAGTATTGGTGTTCGCAGAATTTATACGTTCCGATTGCAGAGCTTCTAAGATACGGTACTAGCATGATCAATTTTTACCTTTTTATTTTCTAAAAAGTTATTATCAACCAAATATTTAATAACTAATTCATTTTTTTCAATCATATTTAAATCATCTGGTACGATTAAATCGTAACGATCATTATCAATATTTTTTAATCCATTTTCTGATTTGGCTGAAGACTTCAGAACACTGCGTGAGTGTTTGATTAAACATACATTGTCAGGATCTGCCAACTTACGCTTTTCGCAAAATTCAAATTCATTTAAGAATCTTCCATCTGGAAGAATAGCAACTTCTGGTTGCCATTTTTCTAAGGTTTTAAAGGCACCTTTAATATGTACATCTGGATCAATGACACGTAAAACATCTGTGCCAAAAACTTCTAAGAGCTGGCGATAAGTCATTGGATCATTAACTTTGTGTTTGCCTTTGTAATAGCTAGTATCTACTAGCTTATTCATCATTTTCCAAGTAATTTCAGACGGCGAATTCTTATCATCGTCTGAACCATATAATTTTTCTAATGGAACACCAAACATTAATGATACAACATGTTTTAACTTATCTGCATAACTTGCATGCATAACATATTTGTAAACATTATGTGCATAAAATGTTCTAATATTTTCTTCTTGGGTGTCAATATCAAATTTAAATCCCGTGCCGTCTGCATATTCTACAAACATCTCACCCTGATCATTAAATTTAACAACTGGCACAACTTCTTTTTGAACAGCAATATAACCATAAATTGCAGTTGCCGTTGTCGTTTTTCCAGATTGCTTAGTTCCAAATAAACAAATTTCTTTCATATCTTTTTCCATGTTGGTAAAATACTTAATTCTATTTCTTTATCAGTCATGCTATCAATATCTTTTTTAGATAGTTTTGGTGCAAAGATACCGAAGTCATTCATGTAATTTTTAATAAACTTTTGTTTGAATTTCTTACCCGCATCATCATTATCATATGCTAGTAAGATTTTCTGAATACCAAGACTTTTCAGTAATTGCATTCGTTCTCTACTGAAGTCTCCTCCCAAACACGCCACAGCTGGCATTCCTAGTTGATCTAATCTCCAAACACAAGATACCCCCTCAACTAATATAACCTTATTTCTTTCACCAATGCGATGAATATTGTATAAAGTTTTTGCTTTTTGAGAATCTTTTTGCATAATCCATTTCGGACCGAAATCTATACATGGCTTATTTGGATTATGATACTGTGAGCACTTTTGACATTCGGAGAAATGTGAGCGAGCTACATAACCCATATACTTACCAGAAATATCATGAAATGGCACTACCGCTCTGTCTTCGGCTGGAAAGTGAAAACAATCTCCAACTTCAAACTTTTCCAACGTAATAGCTGGAAAATTACGGGTAATGGAATAATAGTCTGATGGAATTTTTAATCCCGGCAAAGGTTCACAGTAATGAATCTCATTAGAAGTCTTTTCGATTTCTTGCCGTATATTACTGCGGTCTATTGATGTTCCTTCTTTGATAAATTTTAAGACTTGGCTGTCTGTAAAAGTTTTATCGTAGTGAGCTTCCAACGTTCCCTTGACTAAGCCAAATACTGATCTTTCATACTTTTCAGAACAATTATCACTCCAACAGGACCAAATACCGTTTGGCATTTTGATTGAAGACTTATTGATCGACTGTGATCCGTGAATAGGACACTTTAATTTAATATTATCTCCAAACACCTTGTATTCAATATTTAATTTATCCAATAATGAATAAACTCTTTCAGTTGCTAAAATATTAAATTTCGAGATCTTCATCTTTGTCTTTATTTTGATCTTTCTGTTCAGATGGATCCTTTTTACCGTGTAAACCAACTTCAATAATTGAAGCAAGTTCTTTTCTCATATTTAATGAGATGTATTCTCCAAGTTCGTGCTCCCCACCGTACCGACTTTTCAGTGTAATCAATTTACGATTACCATTTGGAAATCCATCGTTAGTTCTTTCTTCTAACGTTTTGTGTTTAAAAATACTAAATGAATTTGCTAACCAAAGTAATCTATCTGATTGAGAAATGACAGCTGTAGATTCTTTATCAATACCGTCACGATTTAGCTGTACAAAACTTAAGCATGGAATATCATAGCGTTTAGCGAAATCTGTCATCTTGGAAATTTGAAATCCTAAGGCTTGAAATTCGGCCATATCGCCAGCATCATCCATACTCATCAGCTTAAAATAATCATAGACGATAGCACATTGATTAGCTTTCCCGTCAGCTTTAATACCCACCTCTTTATAAATCCATCTACGAATGATTGATAAGATTTCGTCAAATGGCATACCAGCTACAGACTTATGATAAATTGGTCGTTTTTCTAACGCATCTACCGAATTATAAACTTTTTGTTTATGTAAAGGAATGTTGCCAAATTTACCATTTTCTACTGAATTGATTTCAACTTCGGCGAGGTTGGCAATAAATCTTGGTAGAACTTCCTTGTATTGCATTTCAGTGTCCAAGATCAGGACTGGAAAATCAATACTTGATATGAACAACGATGCTATTTGTCCAATAAAAGATTTACCAACACCAGATCTAGCACCTATTAAATGTACGCCTGTACGTAATCCACCGCCAATAGACTTGTCAAATTCTGACCATCCTGTTGGGATACCAACAAGATCAGTTGGGTTAGCTTCCCAATCTTCAACAATACTTTTGGCATCTTGACCAATTTTAATTGGATTCTCATCACCATTACTATATTTTTTAATAAGATCGAAAATTGCTGATTCAGAAACTGAAAAGATTTTATCAATTGTTTCTGATCCCGAACATTCTGCTAATTCTTGAATACATTTCTTATGTAAAATTTGACTTTCTTGAATTAGTTTAATATTACGTAAGCGTTGTGCTAATTGACGAACTGAAGATGGGTCTGGATCTACTTTAAAAATCTGTTCAATTTTAGTAATGTCTTTTGACTCAATGCCCATTTGCATTGCTTCAGATAAAACAGATGAGACTTTAAAAGCATTATTATTATGAAAGATTTTTTCGAATGTTGCAAAAACAATCTTATTTAAAAATCCATCAAAATGAGCTTCGTTGATTAAATCAACGCAATCTACAAAACTGTCTTTTCCGCCAGCCAAAATAGAAGACAATAAAAAGTTTTCATCTAGCATCTTGACATTGTTCACAGACACAATGATATCCTCCATTTGGTGATTTTATCACAAAGTCTCTTTTCATTTCAACCATTTGATGACATTTTTTACACTCAGCTTTAATAAGTTTTACTGGTGGTCTATATTGTTTATCTATTTTCTTTTCATCTCCAAACTCTAAATGAGGTAACTTAGTTGGCCTTAAGTGTTTTAGGTTTTCAGGAATTTCTGCATCTGGATTTGTAATAAAAACATAAGACTCTTCAGAATCTGTTTCTAAATCCTCAACAATATCATTTAATTCATTGGTAATTTGCTCTTCAACATCATTACTTTCATTGCCGAAAAAAGTAATTAAATCACGTAATTCTTCGATGGTATATTCTTTAATTGGTTGTAAAGATTTTGACATTTTAGTTGTCAAATATTTATAAAGCTCTCTCTTACTTGCTGTTTTGGGATTGAATAAATCTGGAACTTCTAAGTTTTTACCAGTAATTTTATTATAAGCCTTAACTACTATATCCCAATTACCTTCTAAAATTCCTTTTTCAATATCTTTTAATAATTTCATACTTTTACTTTGAAAATGATAAGCTGTGTAACGTAACTGCCATTTTTTGCAGTCCTTCTAACATACCAAACAATTTACTTACGTACTGATTCAAACTAATTACTTGATTATTCAATTCATCAATATGCTGATGTTCATTACATGCATTTGCCGTAATAATTTCTTTCGGCAAAAATTCTTTTTCCGATGTATAACTCTTCCACACCTTAGATAATTCTTTATCCAGTTCGCTTTTTGCTAAAGCTTGTGCAGTCCTAAATTCCGCTAATTTAGCGGAGAGATGAACGCAATATTGATAGATAAAATACTGAGCTTCGGCACATTCGGCTTTATTTAATCTTTTTAAATCTGCTAAAGTAAGATTGATATAATCGTTATACTCTATTTCGTTTTCGGCATGTACTTCTTTGATTTTAGCCTGATCAAAAAGGGCCGTTTCTGTGTTATTAATTTTTTCTAAATAAGGATTCTGTGATAATTTCATTCCACTCTTTTTTCTTGTTGTACGGTAATTCTATATAGAGAACATTGTTTAACTCGCACCATTCTTGTTTTAGTATATCATTACTTTGATACAGTTTAAAACTAGCTATATCTTTATGAAAATGTTTATTGAAGATATAGTGTTGCGCACCATGAACTTCTATTAATATATTTAAAGATGGTATAAAGAAATCGGCAATTAAGTTATTACAGCCGCGCAGTATCACTTCTTCATAAAGAGTAGAAGCCGGAAATCTTTTTTCAATTAATTCCCGGGCTTCTTCTTGTAGTTTAGAGCTATGCGATTCTTTGACGTCTTTATCAAAATTAATTATATATTCATTTCCGTTTAGTCCCACAAACTTCATGAAAGCTCTCTAACTTTGAAATAGGAATTGAATATGTATCTACGCGATGAACAAAACCGCCGTCTCTTGTTCCTTTCTTTATAAATTCCGCTTCTTTTAAGAAGCGGTCTTTACTGATAATTCCAAGAAACCACGTGCAACTTTTGTCCTTCATCGTTCTAAAAAACGCATAATAGTCACACTTATTTTTCATTTGATATGAGGCAACAGAACAACTGTATTCTGGTTTAGGTGCTGAGGTACAAACTTTCGTTTTTAAATCAATAGCACCCAAACCTTCTACCCAAATATCAAAATCTCTATTATCTATTAGTTCTCCACCAAAATTGTCTAAGAAAATTTCCTCCGAAAGGAAGCCATAGATATGGCTTCCTTTGGAAAAAGTTGATTTAGATCCAGTGAAGTTTTTACTTCTATTTTCTGCTCGTTGTAGGTTCTTCGAGCGGATTTTTATTTGAAGACTCATATTTGACATTTGGATACTTTGATTGTAAAAATTTTAAATATTCTTCCTCAAAATAATCTAAATGTTCTTCAACATAATCTACAGCATTATCTTTACCTCTAACCGATACTAGATCTTCAGGCATTAAGAATGTATAATTACCACCACCTTTGACAGTAATAATATCTGTAAACTTACTTAGAATTTCAAGGATTTCCATAGCGCGCCATACACCGCGATCATACTTTAAATAGTTTTGAATACCGTCTTGAGCTTTTTTAGTCATTATAGGCCCAATGATTTTATTGTATGGTAATTGCCATCTAATTAAATTACCTTCGGTGTTATTATCGCAATCATCATCAGTGATGAGCGGTCTTTCACCGTCTAAAGATAACGGGTTATGTTTGGCTTCTAATACATAGTCAGCATCATAATCAAACTTTAAACCTCCAGCCGCTTTCATAGGATTACCATAATGGGTACCAGTATCAGTAATATAATGCTGGACACCTATCAAAATAGATTTAGAAGATCTCAATACGTTGCCAATTTTTTTACAAAAATCAGCATTTAACTTAGGAGTCATATCTCTTCTATCTGCTTTAATATCAGGATCTTCTGCTTGTTCTTTGGTAATGATTTTGCCAAATGAATCAATAATATATACCGACCCATCCATTTCTGGTACTTGCATGAGATGATAAATATAATTATATACATCATTACCATGTTTAAATTCTGAATCTCTACCAAGTTGATCTAAATGAAGATATTTTTCCATCAAATTTAAATCTTCTTCAGAATAACACTCACGAAACAGATTACGTTTAGATAATCTAGACTCTGTATCAAAATAAAACACATGACGTTTTTGTCTTACACATTGTCTAGCAAAATCACTTAGGAGCGTTGTTTTACCAACTTTTGGCAAAGTTCTAATAAACATAAAAGAACCTTCTTGAACGCCACCGCCCATACGTAGATCTAAATTTGGACTTAATGACACAAATCCCAAATTATCTGTTTTATTTTTAATATCATTTGTTGATAAAAACTTACTGAAATCTAGTAACGTAGTTTTCTTTTTAGCCATTTTTTATATTATCACTCTTATTTTTTCTAAAAGTCAAGTTACTCTCTGATTTTTTAAACTCTTTTTGATCTGGCTTTTTATTTTTTAATTCTTGTCTAATATATATGTCAGATTCTAGTTTCTTTACAGCTAACGAGTAACACCATTTCATTTCTGATATTGATGTCATTACAACATCAAAATCGTAAACTTTTAAAAGCTTTAACGCAAGACGCATTTGGTGTTGAAATTCAGGTTTATATTTAGCGTTATTCCAAAATTTCTTTGGTAACTCTTCCTTGAATTTCCTCGTTAGCATAATAGTAGCTAACTTTACCGCTTCGTCATGCATAATTTATTCCACGTCAAATCTAAAAATATGTGGAGGATCGGGTGTCGGTTCTTTTGCTGTTTTAACCTCCCTTAATTCATCAGTCAACATTACACCCATTTGTTTGCCATCTTGAGTTTTAATTGCCGCATTTGTTGGCAACTTAACTTTTGGTGGTTTATCTGGTTCTACCAGTGGTGCCATTTCTGCAACTAAATCACGCACTACATTAACACGTAGATTCATTAATTTAGATAATTCGGCCGGATCTGTAGTCAGGTGATGCAGTACAAAAAATTTATCAGCTTCATTAACTTCAGTTCGTTTCGCCATTAAATTAAACCTTTCATATTCACAATTCTTGTTAAGTCTAGTAAAATATTCTTATTATCTGAAGAACAGTATCTATGATACATATTAAAAAGATTTTCATCTACCTTAATAAATCGGCCTTCAGATCTAGCCTTAATATCTTTATCAACTGGCTTACCATTTAAAACTCTAATATAGTATTCAGCTGGTTTATTTGAAAAGGTAACACTCTTAGATAAGTGTTTATCATCTTTTGTAACTTCTTCTGCCGACATACCAAAATATTTAACTTCAGAAGTCAAAGCTTTATTAGTTACTAAAATACCTTCTTGATTTAACGGTATTTGCATTCTATCATATCCTCATCAACAAATTCAAAATAAAATTGATCATTACTTGCAATCTTTAATGTGCCGATGTAATCTACAAAATTAATTTTATTACATGTACACTTTACTCGAAACGAATTTACTTCGCCTTCTGCATTATCTGCAATTGCACAAAGTTCATTGTTACATTGTTCACAAACTACTAAGGGCATCTAATTTTTCCTTTAGTTTTTCTATACATTCTTCTAAATTGCGACCTTTAATTGTGGTAACTTTATTTTTGATACCTAAGTCTTGTATCCGACGCCTACCTAAGGGCTGGCCTAATTCCCCCGTTGGACTTACAGGATGAAGGAAAACATTAAAGTGAATTACTGCTGTATGTGGACTTTCCGACATTACATTTTCCCCGTCATAATATAACGCTCTTTTTGTTCCGCGGTCATATTATTAATTTTTTTCATTTTAGCAGCTTGCTCTGATTTCTTATTAAATTCAGATTCAGATCCCATAAGTTTTTCTCTTGTAAGAGGGTTACGGCGATTATTTCGTTCCATCATCGTACCTACTGTACGAGGATCTGCTAATTTAGAAACGGCTGGTAGCCCAATAATTCTTTCTACTGGAGCATCACACTCTGGACAATATTCATACATTTCATCGTGATTTTGTGTTGCTTCAAATAAACCACAATTTACACATTCATATTCTTTAATGACTAAGCTCATATTTTATATTACCAATAATCAATGATTGAATTGTTCTATGATCCACCAAACGTGTTTTATTTTCTCCGGCAATGTCAAAATCTTCCACATAAGATCTACCCAAAAGTGGTTCTGAGCTTAATAATCTTCCGCGCAATTTACGTTGTGTTTTATCTGACTTAAGGAAAACAACTGTAAATGGATCATTTTTTGCGCTTACCAATTTTTCTGCCATTTGTGTTTTTGTTAATTTTTCTGTTTTAGAAAAAGCATCTGCCGATTTAAGATCGTCTAACAAATCTTGACCATTAATATAAAACTCTGTATTATCTTTAACGTCTACGACGCCGATACGTGTATCTGTCAATACATCTTTAATTTTACAATATCGTGTTATTGATACAACTTCCCCAGCATTCATCAAAACTTATACCTCTTTTCTTTTTCCTTTGTAATTTGTTCGAGTGAACCGCACGCTCGGTTAATGCAGTAATCACCTTTTCCTATCTGGACCATATGAGTGCCATATTCAGCTGCGCGTTCAGCAGCATCTTTCGGCGCGTCCAAATTTATCATTTTGCCGTATCGCTCTTTTAATCTACTAGGATCAACTCCGCGAATATCATTCCAAAGAATTTCTATTTGCTGATACGACTTACCAAATTCCCTAGCGTATCTTGGTAGATGATTCTTATCTGTGCCTATAATCTCAGAAAAATCGATGCTATTTAATATTGCACATAATTGTCCGTAATCATCAAAATTTCTTTCTAGTGAAACTACTAATCTCATTTATAACTCCAATGCTCTTAATATTTTGGCAATTTTAGGATGTCTCTGAATATCGCCGGTAGTTAACTTAACAATGCTGACCAAATCAGGCCAAGGTTGTAATTTATAAATCAAATGTGATAAGCCGTCATCGTAATCAATGTCTTTTTGGTTTGTATCACCGTTAAAAACCATTTTACAGTTTTCACCCAATCTTGTAATTGCCATTATGGCTTGCTCAATGGTTGAATTTTGCATTTCAGAAAACACCACAAATGAATCGTGAAAAGTAAAACCCCTCATTAATTCAAGTGGTATAAATGAAATAATTTCATGTTTCATCATTTCATCAATTTCACGTTTATTTTTAACAATAAGTTCCAGATTTTGCATCACTGGCTGAAAATATGGTTTACACTTTTCACTTAAATCACCTTTCAACCAAGGAAAGTCTCTGTAGGATGATGCAATCATCGGTTTTGTTACTATTAATTTTTTAGTAGGTTTGTCAGATCTGCTGATCCATTCAAGAGCTAAACCTAAAGGAATAAAATCTTTACCTGTTCCAGATGGTCCGGTGCATAAAGTTACATCGTCTTCTACAATTGAACGAATATATTTCGATTGATTTTGTGTTTTTGCTTGTATCATATGAATAGATTGTCTAAATTAATTTTATTATCTTCTTTATTTTTTTGTTGACCCATATTAAATGGATCATAAATAATTTTTAAACCTTGAATATTTTTGCAGTTATTTTCTGTTTCTAAAAATCTATTAAATAATTCTGTTAAAATTTCCTTTTCTTCTATAGAGGCATCATTGAGTTTATTGTCTTTAATCATTCTATCAAATGATTGTAAATAATTTAAAAATGTATTGTATCTTCTTTGCATATAATAACTACCCTTTTTGGTAGCTTCTTTAACAAAGTTGTCTAGTAGTGGGTGTTTGGATGCGTGAATTTCTCTACCAAATAGACCATAAATACACCCTTGTATGTAAGAAAATTTTGACCAATTTTTGGATAGCATTGTTGTCGCTCCCAACTTATTGATGTTAGCATCCGGCGATGCTAATTGAGAAATGCATTCAATGATTTCTGATTTTGTAATTTCTTCTTGTATATCGTGAATATTGTTATTGATAAAATCTGGATTGATTAATGGTATATCATTTTGTAAAGCTTCTATAAATTTTGCTTTATAACCATCACAATGACTAACACTGACATCATGATAATTATAATAAACATAAATGCCTCTTGTTGTATAAATTTTTTCTTTACCTTGAATATTAACAATTTTTAATGATGTACCTTGATTACTTCCTATAATAGCATCAGCACGTTCTGGTTTAATTGTGATTTTAACGCCTAACTGCCTTTTTAAGTAAGATCTTGGCATTTTAGTACCGGGCACAACATATACTGTTTTATTTTGTATATCTGCTTCTTTGTATTTAGGTTGTATACAATTAATATAATATTCAGATTTGCTTGGCTTAATATAAAGCCACAGGTCACCACTATATCTAGATTGGTTCTTTGAACAATGATATAAGGTCCATCCATCTTTTAATATATCGGATCGTTCTTTGTAAAAATATGTTACTTCATAAGTCTTAACTTTTTTCATAAAACAAACCTTTCTATAGATTCATTATCATTTTTTTCAGGATTTTTAATTTCTGGAATAGTAAAAGTAAAATAGGGGTTATGATGATAATTATCATATATCATTTTTAGCCAAACTTCTATTTGTTTTTTATCTTCATTAGATGGATGGTGGCCAATGATAGCATCAATATAATTAATAAAACCTTGCAAGTTTGTTTTAGGATTTATATTAACATTATGATTTTGCATATATTTGTTTAATAAGAATTGTTCTCTTTCTTCTTTCCTGCTAGCTTTACGAAGCGATAAAAAGCCTTTTGTATAGTGACAATAAAAAGAAGATAATAATGATACTAAAACTGGATATTTAGTAAAATCTCTTGCAAGAATAATACTTTTTGCCAATGATGCTAAATTATTATCTTCTGATAACAATTGTTTCATAATATCATATAGTTCGCTTTCAGTAATTGGCTCATATGGAATTATTTTATAAATATAATCATCTGTTAGTACTTTTAATTTATATTCAGAAATGATATTTCGCATATTTGTATTACATCTAAAAATATTTTTCTTTTCAAATAATAGATCTAAATCTTGATGTAGAGGACCATTTTGATGATAATATTTATCATTAGCATAAAATACTTTAGACAACTTACCCTGCGTTATAACTACATCTGCTTTTTCAGGCTTAATAACAACTTTAGTTTTTGGGAATATCCTTCTAAAAAATGCTCTTTCAATAATTGAATTTGCTTCAAAGAAAACACTTACGCCATCCAAATTAGATACTTGATTAATTTCATTTTCTTCTAAGACAAAAGCTTTTTCAGGATTATCAAAATTTGCTACAAATTGATAAATCAAAGCGTTATCATTTTGTTGATCATGTGTAAACACATTATGTTTCCATATACCAACTCTTCCACGTGGAGTATTTTTGGTACTTGTAAATTTAGATGCAATAGTGCCATAAACATCTTTTAAAAGATCCGGATGAACTGAAATTCTTTTGACAGTAAGTGAGTATAAATCTATTTCTTTCATCTCGCCGCAACTTTCTGTACTGCCCTATTTTCTAATAGAGGAGTAAAAATTTTCTGTGAATTTAACATTTTAACAAAATTAAAATTGATATCTCCGCTGAAAGCTTCTTTAGTGATAATTTCAATCAATACCTTTTCTATATTATCTGGAAGTTTACGCTTATTACGTAAAAATTCTGTGGTATAATTAAAAATACGGATACTCAAAATATTAGCAAGATCTTGTCGATATTCGGCACTATTAACTGTCCCGCATACGCCTCGGAGAATCTTCACTGCTTCTTCTGGTTTACTATCTATAATTTTAGCCGGTGATGGTAATCTGTCAAGTTTATTTTCAATAAATGTAACAAACATTTGAGCAAATTCATCACCAACTGATCCACTACCGAGATGATTAATTAAGTACCGAGCTTTTCTATTCGAAAAATCATCTAAAGATGAGATAGAATTAAAAAAGTCGGTTGCTAACCGTGCGTTAGTTTGACCCTTAATCAACTCAGGATTTAGAATTAAGAAGTTGATACAACGACCATCAATACCTTCTTTTTCGGCCCACTGAGCCCAATCTTTAATGTCAAATTTTAGCTGGACTTTAATAAATCGAGTCTGCTGTGCCGTATCTAATTCAGTAACAAAATAATCACCATCTGCAGGATTAGTAGTAATAAAAATATGCCAGTCAGACGGCAATTTCCATCCTAAGTTTTCCTGTTTATCTACTAATTCCATACAGGCTTGCATGATATGCTGCGGGGCACGTGTGTAATCGTCAAGTAGTAGAATACCGCCAGTTGAATCATCTGGCACCCAGTGAGGTCTACAGTACGTTGTTTTGGTTCTACCCGTAAGATCTGGTTTTTCTAGTAAACTTTCTAGATGTTTCTCATTAATCCATGTTCCATCGCGAACTTCAAATTCACGAATAGGGAAACCAGAAATTTCTCCAGCATCATCAACTTGAGCTAGATTAATTTTTGCAAATGCTAAACCATTTGCTTCTGCTACCTGTTCAACAATTGAAGTTTTACCAATTCCGGCTGGACCTTCAATAAGAATAGTGTTCTTTTTCTTTGCTTGCTTTTCTAAAAACCGATTGTTATCCACAATGTGTTGGATAATATTTGAAAGATCAGTCGCCTTTAACATTTTGCATTTTCACCTTTCTGCCTTTAAAACCGAAATTAGTAGTACCGTTACTACTAATAATCCATAAAACTGGTTTCTTTTCTATTCCTGTTGGCTGATCAAAGATTCCGCCATCTGTAAAATAGATTAGTCCATTAAATTTTTTATTCTTATTGTAATATTCCATTACTGGTCCAGCTAATGTTCCACCGCCACCGGTAATTTTTGTATCAATTTTTCTCTTATCAAATTCATATACCCGACCGACTTTCGCGTCGCATTCAATAATATGCACTTCAGATCCACTATCTGCAATCTTAATAATTTCATTAAAGAAATCATTCAGTTCTGAAGAACTTACAGACCCACTAGTATCGATAGCTACTAATAAAGCCTTGTTAAATCTAACTCTATTACCTGCACTATCAGGAAATTTAATATTAAGTTTACGCCGACTCTTCTTTAGATAAATTTTATCACAGTAAGCTTTGAATTGTCTAGCAACTTCTCTCCAATTAACTACTGGTTTTTTCTTTTTGTAGATATTTAAGATAAAATCGCGTAAATAACCGGGAACTCTACCTGCGTCTTTTTTCAGAGCTTCTTCAAATACAGACTTAACCTGATGCTCAACTTGCTTTTCAATATATTCGCGGTCTTCTTCTGGGTAATCTTCCCATACATGAGACCATCTAAATTTTTTACCAGCATCCATTGCATCACAAATCTGATTTAGTAATGATGAGGAGCCAGATTGTTTAGCTTGTTGTAATAGTTCGTAGTACGTTCTGGTATCGGCGAATAATGGAAGGTTTAACTCCGGAAATAAATCAGGTAGCATAATACCTTCTGGTCGCCGTTCTTTTGGAATATACTGATTGATATGTAAATCGGCCGCGATATTAAATAAGTTTAAATTAGCATAATCCTTCCATTGTAAATTATGGAAGTTGATGATATGCATGAGTTCATGCTGCATAACTCCTATTTGATTATCGTAATTTAAAGACTCCATATATTCTTCATTAAACATCATTTCTGGGTTAATATTATTCAATGTTACGCATGCTGTTGGACATTTTTGTTTGTCATTGATTAATGATTTACTTACACCCAAAGAGAAGTAACCATAAAATGGTTCGTGTATAATTAAATCTCTTGCTATTTCATCTAATTCAACACTCATTCATAATCCCTAACTGTAATTAAAACTGGAAATCTAGGTACTGGTTGTTCCGAAGTTGTTTTCTCAAAGTAACGTACCGTGGCAAATTTGCCAATAATATTATCGGCATCTTCTAAATATTTGCTGCGTTTTTCCTCGTTGCCTTTAGGCGTGGCTTCAAATTCATAACCTTCAACTGTTTTTAATTGGAAGGTTGGAATATTAGCAAATTTACCCTTACCTGTTTTATATCCTATAATTTCATATTCTTCGTCGATGAAATCTTTCTTCTTCTGCAAATTGTAGCTACGCTTATTTATCTCATATCCCTTATCTTCCATATTACGTAACATACTTCCTTCATAACCCGCAAGTAAAAATTCTGCATGAAGCTTATTTACATCAAGTGTGTCAAGAGTTTTATATTGAGGTACGGAAACCAAAGGATTGTCAACCGTATTACAAATATCAATATATTTTTGACATCTATCCCAAAACCTATCTTCTGAAACAATATCAAAAACATGATACTCTAATTGTCCCTCATCTGGATGTTTGGTTTTGGATTTTCTAATAATAGAAGTTAATTCTTGAAATGAGGTTCCGTGCTTATATAGTTCTCCATCTAAGATAATATCGCCGTCAATTTGCTGAATTGCTTTTTTAATATGATCTAAGAATGGAAATTCTTTACTTTGTCGAGAAAGAAGCTTTACTTCGTTACCCCTTTTGACAGCTAGGCAACGTATACCATCTAATTTAGGAGAGATGAGGCAAGGGAAATTAATCTTGTGAGCGTGTTTACTGTAAGATTGTGCCAGCATTGGACGTAAGGGCTTTTCTTTCGGCACTTTTTCACTATATCCTTTGCGATCTCGTTGTTTTAACCATAAAGCTTGAGCTTCTTGTTCGCATTGTTCTTCTGGAGTCGTTTCATTCATACGGCCAATGTTTTTACCTTCGTTGACAAAAACTTTAGCTTCTTGCATTTTACCGTCAGTTACCCCGTGAGTAACTTCATAAAACGGCACGTCTTTAACTTTTCCGGTCCTGATCTTCCACTCTCGAATTTTCCCGTTGGAGTCCATTTTGTATAGTGTCTTCACTTACATTACCTTTCAACCATTTAACTGATTTTAAATATAAACTTCTTGAACAATTGCGCCCGCCAAAATGGGCAATACAAGGACTAAATGATCTGTTATTCCAATGCCCACCTTTGTAAAAGAAAATCTTTTCATTTTCTATATCTACTACTGGAAATAGTGCGTCCCAAATACCTATGCTAGAATTAGATGCCATATTATCTAAATCAAGTATATTGTATGCTAATGCAAAAACTAATTCATCTCTAACTGGTCTGCCATTAAAAATCTTATGTAGCTCATGAAAAAGTTTATCTACAACCTTGAACCATTTTGCAGACATTGGTTCATTATTATCCCAGATAAAAAATCCGCCGTTTAATGGTTTCAATTTAAATAGGGGATACTTTGCAAATTTATCCCTCAATTCGTGTGTTTGAAAAGGTTTAGGACATCCCCACATTGAATTTTCTTTCAATGGATCTGCCATCGGTGTGTGTATTCCATTTGGAATTACAGGATCAAAAATATATTTTGGATCTTTTATAACTAAGGAATCAGCATCAACATACGCGGCTTTATCATATTCCTGCATATAATCTTTAACAAATTTTTTATATTCCCAATATTTTTCTGGAGTCTCCAAGTTAACTGTTTTAATATTTGCAATGTTGTGATTGTCGGCAAATAATGAGAAATCTTTTTTGTCTTTATCAATATCGGCCCATAATAATACAGTTGGATACCCAAACCGTTTTGCCGAAAGAGCAAAATTTTGTGCTAATTTAAGATATTTATTACCAATAGCAATAGTAATAAATCCACACTTATCTACCATTCTAAAAATTCCCGTACAGCTTCAATGTGAACATAAAGACATCCAACAGCACCATCTTTAGCAGTTTGGACACCCACCAAAACATTTTTCTGTACCAAGGGTCCGCCACTTACTCCTTGCAAACACGGTCCTTTAGCTCTTAATAGTTTAGAGCCATCTAAAGAATATTTAATTTGATCACTCTCCAACATAATATATGTGTTGTTCTCTAAGTATTTCGTGGTAAATCCATAAACTTTGGCCATCTCGCCGTACACCACTCCCTTGCCTAATTTTACGATGTCTGCGTTTAGCTCGGGTAAATTTGGAACGCGTAGAAGCATTAAGTCTTTGACTTCATCCCTTAATATAATTTCTGCTTCACAACGTAAACGAATTTTTCGATCTGCAGAAATAAATTCTACACCGAGAGGTATATCGTGTTTCTTTTCAAGCATAACATGATTGCATGTAAGAATAAAATAATGTTGTTCAGTTTCTTTAATCACTGAACCACTTAAATATGCTCCCATTTCTGGTCCAGTATCCACTTTAACCACATTTAAATAATCTCTACCAAATACCGGCAAAGCAAGAGTGAAAATTAGTAATAATGTAAAAAGTCTCATTTTGTAAGTTCCTTAATAGCAATTTGTGACCAAGATTCATATTCGTCAATATGATCTAGTAAAAATTGTTTATCTACAAATTCAATATCTAACATATCTTCTTCATTTGATTGTACATTAGTTGTAGCTATATCAAATAAATGGATTACGCCTAGGTGTACTTTGCCGACGTCGTTACTATCATCATTGATAAATCCTATAAGTTTAGTATTATTAATCATTTCGCTGTCAAAGTTAACTTCTTCAGCAATTTCTCTTGTCATTCCGCGTATAAAATCTGGCTCCTCACCCGATTGATCTTCAGTGGAAATATGACCGCCGATTCCTAAAGATCGTTTTGCGTGTAATCTAGATTCACCTTGACCTGTTCCCCTTTTGTAAGTTAAGAATTTATCTCCGCATTTAAACAAGCAATATGGAATAAGTTGTTTGAAGGTGGGATCGTTTTCCATTTCAGGTCTAGATTTATAACTTGTTTTTGGGTGTTTATCCACCAGCGGTAAATATTTTTCTGCATCATTAGAAAATCCTTGAAAGTATCCAAGGTTATGGAATTCTTCAGTTGGAACTACGAGTACTTGTTCAGTCATATTAATTCTTTCATAAAGTCAGGAGTTTGACCGTGGGGCCAAACCATTTTGATTGATTTAGATTTGTGTCGATAATAATTTCGATAAGATTCTACCGGACAATCGACCTTAAATTCATCCGGCATTGCCAATGCTGGTTTAGAAGGTTTATTTTCTAGTACAGGACATTTTTTTAATAATGATGATAAAGATTCACTCTTGTGTGATTTGCCGTACCTCCATGTATATTCATCGCATAATGCTTCATAATGTTGATAAAGCCAATTGTAATTCTGATGAGATTGTCTGACCCAAATAGAACATGGATGATTTATATGTGTTGGTTTGTATAATACATCTAAATAAACAGATTTGAAAACATAATGTGTAGTAGAAAGTAATTGAGCACTTTCTAGGATCATTTTTACAACATGTTTATTACATTGATATTCAGCGGCTTTCTGTGGATCGTGATCAAGATAAAAAATATTCATTTAATTTTTTCAAGTGTATCCTCTAAAGAAGAGCTTTCTAAGCAAATAGTTTGTAAATCAACAATATTAGATATTTTTTCATTATTTATATTATCTAATTTAATTGTAGCATCCCAAAAATTATTTATATAATTTTGATAATCTTGCAATGTTGGAGATTCCATTTTTATCATAATATCGAATCTACCCCTTCTAACTAAAGCGGGGTCGAGTTTTTCTGGATGGTTTGTGGTGGCAACAATAATAGTATCGTCTATTGATATTGGACTATCTAAAAATGCTAACAGAGATGCTAAATCAACTCCGTCTTCTTTAGCTGAATCTCTATTTGCAATACAGATGTCAATATCATCTATAAGAATGACAGAATTATTTGATATGCCATTCATTAAACTTTTAAAATCTTCTTTACTAATTTCTGGTAAATTAATAACATAAAGATTTCTTTTTAAATAATTAGCTATTGCTTCCGCCATAGAGCTTTTACCCAAACCCGGCGATCCAGATATTAAAATACCCTTCTTATATTTTAAGCCACGTTTTCTATAAATAGATTCTGATTTTTCAAAAGTTTTAAGAGTTTCAATTATATTGTTCTTTTGAACACAAAAGATATTTTCGAAACTCTTTATTAATGGTGCTTTACCTGTAATCCAATAATCATGCAAATGAATTTTCATTACTGGTTTACGTTTGACTTTAATATGAACGCTTTTTTCTACACCCATTTGATGCATAATTTTATTAATAGCTTTTTTTACAAAGAAACCACTAACAATGCATTTTGAAAAATATGCTTTTCCATGTTCTGCACGATCCAATTTCTCTCTAATACATTGAACCTTAAGAAATCTCCAATTATACCAAATATATATGTAATCGTTATTATTGTCAAATAATGGTTTATTATCTTTCGAACTTGTGTAATCCCTACCTTTGCGAGAAAATCTTACAAGAGTATTTTGAAACTTATTACTGTAATTTTCTTCTAACCACTTATAAAAGTAATCATAAATTTCATCACTCTCCTCAACAGTTACAGTATAGTAGAAAAGCCTTTTAATTCTAGGCCAAACTACCGCCGGTATCCTTTTTAATGATTGCCAAATAGCAGTCAGAATAGCAATAACGACGGCACCTTGTGCAAATTCACTGTTTTGTAAAGATTGTTGTACATACTCAACAATAATATTATAATATTCGGCAAACATTTTATTCTTTCATAATTTATATAATACAGACATAATATTGTCTACACAATTTTTATCACAATTTATACTAGTAAAATTAATATTCATTTCATTTAAAAGTTCTTTAATCTCCTTATCATACTGTCGTGATAAATCTTCATCTTCATATCGTCCAGCATCACTATAAGGTTTTGTTCTTTCAAGAAAAAAGTGATCAACTTTATATCCCTTTTCTTTACAAAATCCATGATGGTTTGCTAACATTTTTAAACTAGTATTATAAGTTTGTTCAAATGGATCATTTTTCATTCCATAGAAATGAGTAAGAATTAACGGAGAATCCGTAATAATGAAATCAAGATTAGCTTTTATATAAGTACGTTCTTTCATTGCCATTTTAGCAAAGAAATAGGATTGGTCACCTTCTGTAATTTGCCTACCAGACCACGCCCAATCTTTAACATATTCACGATTCATCTCACATTCGTAACCAGCAAGTTTGAGTTTATAGAATAGTCCGGCACAAGTAGTACTTTTACCTGTGCCGGGACCACCATACAAGCAAATAATTTTTTTAGTTTTCATCTTAACCAATTAATTCCATGATAGCCTGCAACTGTCACAAAGCCTAAATTAAAACCCCAATAAGGTCCATCATAATATCCAGTGTAAAATAAAGGCCACGGTTTGTTCCAACCAAAAACAATCCAAATAGATTCCCAAGACTCTCTTTTACCTAAATCATCATCATACTCATTAATATTATATCGTATTTCAAATTCTTTTATGAATTGCATTACAAAAATCCAATCTTACTTTTGGTTTGATCATTTATAATTTTCAGTTCGTCTTCTGCTAACCATACTTCTTTCATTTCATTAGCATGCCAATAAACACATTTGTATCTAATATTTGAAAATTCATTGATTGTGATGGCTCTAATACTAGCTTCCATATGTTCACAATTGACAATAAGCACTCTTGTGTTAATAGGATAAACTTCAATCATTCTGCATACTCTTGTTCCAGTAAAACTTTACTCAAAGTATCATTTTTGTATGTCCAAAAATCACCAGATACAGACGTATCTACCGTTACAGAAAATCTTGGCATTGGTCCATCCGGACAAATATCAATCGTGACATCTTCCTGTGGCCCAATAGGAGACGAAGCAAAGATTAAATAATCATCACCAGATTGAAAACACAATGCAAATACTTTAATGACAGATTGATGAGCCCTATCAGATTGCCACATATCTCTATATTGATTAAATTGTGGTCCAGATGGGTGTTGTATCAATACCAATCTTTCATTTGCAGAAGCGTTTTGCAAGAACCAACGGTCTCCGGGATCTGAATACCACGGAACTGCTTTAGACCAATAATATGGATGACCATAACCTTTAACGGCACGTTTTTCTGGGTCTTTTGCTTCCCACGGTAGCAATGGCATTACGTTAAAATCTCTTTCCCATCTATTATGCAATAACGTGCTATTCTGCCAAAAATCTGCAAGAATTGTATTTCTGTGTACCTCTTCACAAGACTCGATTAACGGCAACATATGGTTTTCATATGTATCAGCTACGGTTTGATTAGACCCGAGGAATAATCTATTTTTCTCTGTTCTCATGGTCCAGAGAACACAACGGACAACACCCTTCCAAACTTCTGCTTCGTGATTTTGGCCATTCCAAAAATGAGTTTCTAGTTGAAATTCAGGATCACTATTTAATTTTTGATCTAATGCCCATCTAGAATTAGAAGCTTCAACTTGAGGACTTCGTACTTTATAAGGTGAATGAGTTGACCAACTATGGATATAGCCAATATTTGCCGTCACATTTTGTCCTTCAAATTCTAATTGTCCATCAGAACCTCCCCAAGGAATTCGATATCTACCAAGGTCTTCAGGCTTTCCTTCTGATTCACTAAACTGGCCACCAAATCCGGTATATGCAAATATATGCATTCTACCAGACCAACTAGGACACCCATCATTCAATCCACGCATAAAGTGCTGTCTTCTTAAAGACATTTGCTTCCAAAATTCTCTTTGCAATACATATTTATCTACAGTTACTTCACCTTCTACTGAAGTTTGCCTAAGAGGATCAACAGAATATTCTTCATATTTTGGTATTCCAGCTTCATTATTATTACCAAGATAAACATAGGGTGGATTTGAATAATCATTAGCATATTCTACCTGTAGATATTCACCCAATCTGAATCCAAGATCATACCAATGATCAAAATTATTGACCCATGCTGAAACTTTATTAGTTACTGAGCCATCTGGCCTTGATGTAAAAAGTTCAGGACCCATTGAAACCCAAGGTTCTAATCTTGCAAACATTCCTTCAAAATTACGGCCCACGAAAGTAAGTGGTAAATTGTGCTCTTTAACATAAGACCACATTGGTTCGTAATAATGAGGAGAGCGAACGCTTCTGACATTTACTGGAAGAGAGTCGGTAATCAGCTCAAAGGTCGGGACAATATGATCCCCAGCTTGAATTCTAGGCAATTGCCAATCTGGAGAATAACCTCGGTCTTCTCCATCCCATCGTTGAAATTCTCCGGTGTTCCAGCTTCCCCAATAAGGTAATTTATTCATTTTTATTCCATAAAGTTAAAATCCATGTCATCAACATCGTTGACGGAGGCACCGATTTTATAGCTCGTTACCTCTTGCTCCTGTGGAGCAACCTGACGTTTTTTAGAATCCATACCAAGCCAACTGATAGGATTTTTTGTATTAAATTGTTTAGGTAGACCTAAATTATTAAGTCTTGTATCTGTCAACCATTCAATGTATTGATGAAGAATGTGTTCATTTAATCCAATAAGACCACCGTCTTTAAATAGATATGAAGCCCATTCCTTTTCTTCACTAGCTGCCGAAAGAAAAATCTTGATAGCTTCTTCTTCAGACTCTTTGATAATTTCTTGAAAACCCTCACTTTTTTCTTTGCGAAGAATATTAATGATATTTTGAGTGATAGAAATGTGTACACCTTCATCTCTCTTAATTAAATCAATAATTTTTGCGTTTCCACACATTTTGGCGTTTTGTTCAAACGCAAGAGCACATGCGAAAGAAACATAAAAGCGAACACCTTCAAGAACATTAATATCTACTAAAGTAAGATATATTTGTTTCCGCAGATTATTTTCGTCTCTAAATTTCTTTTCAAGTGCATCATAAGATGAACACACTGAGTCTGCCCTCTTAAGAATTTCAGGATCTTCTAAAACAGAATCCATAATTTTTGAAGGTTCGGCGTACACATTCTTAATCAAATAGGTGTATGAGAAACTGTGTAGCGTTTCAAATCTTTCCCATTCTGTCATACATGCTTCTAATTCAGGACAACTTACGTATTGACGGACATTAGGAATGCCGCGAGCAATTACAGAATCCATCATTGTTTGAAACTTTAAATTAGAAGTAAAAATAAATTTCTCACTTTCTGTAAGATCTTTATAATCCGCACGATCCTTCGTAAGGTTTATTTCTTCTGGGTTCCAGTTAAATTCTCTCTGCTTAGTATACAAATCAATAAAAATTGGATATCGATTCTTATCATATCGTTGCAAAGATAAGCCTTCACCTAAGAAAAGAGGTTGTTCTAAAGTGTCTACGATTTTTTTATTTAGTACTGTCATTTACTGATATCCTCACTTAATGATAATAATAAGTCAAGGAAATTTTTATTATCTCCTAAATAACGAAAGGTTACAGTTACTTCGTTTTCAATTGGGAAACAAATAGGGTTCATTATAGTTTGACTATTACCAAATCCAAAATTAACATTTTGTGTTTCTGTAGAACCGCTATAATCAATGGATGAGACGGCAACCTTTTTGGATTCTAAATGACTTTTGAGTTTCGCAAAAAATTCATCATAAGTCATTTTAAATTCTCCAACACAAACTTAATCCACGCATGTTGTTTTTTTGTATCTTCTAGTGTCAATTTGATATTATATTTTATAATAAAATTTTGTAAAGTCTCAAATGCATTTGACTTTTGAGTGGGTTCAATTGTTACTGAATTCTTTTGACCTTTTCGAATCATTAACTTAGAAGCTTTATCTGCCAAAGTTGCCATTCCTGATGGAAAAACATTTGCATTCTTGACTAATAAATATGGATAGTAATATTTAGTTTCAAACGCATTATGTAAATACACGTTTTTGTTTTTCACCCAATCATAACTCAAAATTTCTTTTACAATTTTATCTTTAGATTCTTTAGCAATTCTTTTTTTGGCCGATTGTAATTTCTTAATTTGATCCTCTAAATCATTTAACTGAGTGACTACAGATGTAGACATTTTCAAACCTTTCTAAATTGAACAAGCTCCACTTTCACATCTGTCAGATTCATGTGCTTCGGCACTATCATCCGGCGTATTGTTATAATACATTGTACGTAGTCCATACTTATACGCCAACATAATATCTTTAATTACTACAGATCGTGGAATTTTACCATCTGGATAATGTTGATAATTCAAATATGTATTAAAGCTAATACCCATATCAAACCAACGTTGCATTGCCGCTGCAATTTTAATCATATTTGCATTTGATGTAATATCCCATGCAATTGCATATTCATTTTTGTATCTTGGATAATTTGGTATAAGTACTTTTTTAATACCATTTTTTGCAGTTTTTTCTGTTAAAAATGAACGAATTGGTTCTATACCATTAGTAGAAGATTGACAGATTGATGAGCTTTCGCACGGCATCTGTGCTGTGACTGTGCAATTACGTAATCCATAATTCTTGATTCGTTCACGTAATTTTTCCCAGTCCATTTTATATGAAAAAGCAATGTCTTCTGGAACCAAATCACGATCAGTCGGCAATACACCCAAAGAGTAATCTACAGAATTAAAATCATCTGCGGCACCATGAGTTTCAGCCATTTCACAACTTGCAGAAAGCAAGTAATACTGCAAACGCTCGCACAGATCGTTCATTGCAGCAACAGCATCTGGGCTTTCATGATTCAGTTTCTGTGATGCTAGCCATGCGGCGAAATTAGTTACGCCAACTCCCAGACTACGTTTTCTTTTGCAGAAATTCGCAGCTGCCGTAAATGGATATTCTTGATAATCAATGACTTCATTTAGGATATATACGATCATTCTGCATACGTTTTCCAATTCATCGTCTTTAACCTGAAGAAGATTTACGGCAGAGAGGATACAGACGCCTATTTCGCCATGTTGATCATGGATTGATTGCAGAGGTCTGACCGGCTGAAGAATTTCACAGCACAAATTAGTCATTTGAACCGTATCTATCCATGGCGATTCATTAGCCTTGTCAATATTCATTATATAGATGCGGCCGGTTTCTAGTCTTTCTTTTGCAAGTAAAGCAATAAGATCTCTAGCTCTGATTTGTTTTTTAAGGATTCCGGCTTTTGATTCAAATTCTTCATACAATGCTTCAAAACTAGGCGTACCAAACGCCTCGTATAAGGCTTCGGCTTGGTGTGGACAGAATAAAGTGATTTCTTCATCATTCTTGATCCGTTCATAAAATACTTTTTCTAATTGTATGCAATAATCTAGTTTGCGTACCCGATTATCGTCTGTACCAGCATTATTTTTTAATACAATTACATCTTCGATTTCATAATGCCACCAAGGTACTGATACCGTTGCTCCGCCGCCACGCAATCCATTTTGACTAGTACTTTTAACTGTTGATTCCATAACCTTTAAGAAAGGAATTATACCAGTTGAAATTACTTCGCTATCTCGAATTGGTGATCCAATTGCTCTTACGCGACCCATATTGATCCCAATACCACTTCTGCGTGCGGTATATTTACCAATCACGGCAGCGGTGGTAAAAATACTATCTAAACTATCTCCACAATCTGCTAACACACAACTGGCGTAGTACCGCATTTTTGTGCGGACACCTGCAAGTATCGGGGTTGGTAGATTGATCTTAAATTGAGATAGCATATTATATGCTTGCTTAATCATACTCATACGATTTTCATAATCTTTAAATAAGATCATCGGAATGAGAATGTATACAAATTGTGGGGTCTCAAAGATTTTACCGGTTTTTTTATCTGCAATTAAATACTTATCGATCATTTGTTGAATACCGGCGTGAGTAAAATCAAAATCTCTATCATGCTTGATAAAACGATTGATTTTATGAATTTCAGATTCAGAATAATATTCTAAAATAATACTATCATAATTGCGGCGGTTACGTTTGATATGATCATATAGTCTAGGAGGATCACATTCGCCCCACACCTCTTTGCGAAGAGCAAAATTTCTTAACTTGCTAGCCACATATTGGTAGTTTGGATTTTCTTCTGAAATTAAATTATATGCAGACTGAATCAATACATCATGAATATCTTCAGTTCTAATTTTATCTGATATTGATAATTGTGCGTTCATACACACATCGCTTGCGGATACATTTTTAATACCATTACAAGCCCACTCAACAACTTGAGTTATTTTATCTGGATTAAAATCCTCCAGTTTACCATTACGCTTTTTTACTTTCACTAGAAGTTTCCTTAGTGTTCACTATAAATATTTCTAAATTATGTTTTTGTGCTAAATCAATCATATGCTTTGTACCTTTACTTTCACCGTCCCACAAAGCAATTAACGCGTCTCCACGAATAGCCATTTGTTCGTTTCTTCTATAACCAGCAGATTTACCATAGATATTCCATTTAGCTGGATATTGTTCCAGTGGAATGTTGTTTTCTGCAGCATATTTTTCACCTAATTTATCTGCGCCATTGGCGGTACCAGAAAGGATAGTGCTAATTTCCCAATTGACTTTTGAAATAGCGTCTTCAAGAAGGTTAAAGTCATCAATACCTCTTGAGCCAGCAATAATTGTTCTCATATAAATTAAGTTATTCTACTTTCCATTTTTTAATAATGTCTGCTAATTTGATGAGACTTTCTTCTGTGTAATCTTCTTTATACGGAATACTATTAAGTTCTTCCTTATAGGTTCCATCATCATTAAGTGAATAATGGAACCCATTTTTGTTCAAAATTTTTAAAGCCTCATGTATATCTTCAATACACAATTCATTCTATTCCTTTAATGTTTTGATATTTACTATATTTGTCGGCGAGTTTGTTTTGTTCTCGCGGAACCCACTCAAATTCCACATTTAATTGAGCGGCAAGATCTTGTGCTTCTTTTAGCAATTTCTGAAGATGCGGCTGTTTACATTTAAATTCATTCTTAATTTGTTTAATAATCAAGTTTGAATCGCCGCGAATCATAATTTTTTTATCGCCGTGATTATCTATGCAATACTGCATTGCTTTTATAACGGCCGTATACTCTGCTACATTGTTAGTCTTATGATCATTCTCACATATACCATTTTCTATGTAAGTCCCGTCATCTTCGATGACGGTGAACGCGTAGCAAGCAAATTCACCCGGATTTGTAGGTCCTACAGAACCATCGAAATTAACAAGAATGGGGTGGGATGTCATTAAATTTATCTTCTGAGGTTGATAATGTTTGATTTAAGTTTGTCCAATATCCACCATCCGATGGAGAGGTTTGTGATACATCTATCGGAGGGTTTATCGTAATCTGATAATTTGGTGTTTCTTTTTCTAAAACTAAAGCAATATGATCCTTAATTACTTTTATTTGTTCTGGTAACAAACTCATCTGATTACTATGTTCCAAAGGATCTGTTATTTCTAAATAACCCTGTAACCAATATATAAAATCACGTGAATTCATAATAATTACCACTCCAAAAACTTATAGTTCCAGTACCTGTGATTGTGTAGCCAGCTTGGTGTTTTTTTCTATTTAAAAATCTATTTAAAATAAAACCGCATTCTTCACACTCTACTTTACTAGTATCTGCATGTGGCTTAAGTATACCCATACTACAAGCTAGACATTTTTGTTCTAATCTATCTTCCATATTATGCCTTAGTATTATACTTACGACTGAATGCAGTGTTTATATTAAGTCGTATTGTACACTGATAATTGTTTTGATCACACAACTTTTTGAATTCATTACAAACTTCCATATGTGTAATATTATCACTTATATTCCATGTTATAGAACCAGCTGGTTTTTTGTAAAACGGTACTGACAAACAATACAGACTGTGTAATTTTGCGCGATGCACAGAAGCATCGTCAAATACTTCGATAATATAAGGGTGATTCTTTT